CCCTCTACTCCATGAAGGGACTTTTCGCTCAGAACGAGTGAGTAGTAAGGGTACGCCTGCCCTCTTAATGCTGTCATCCCTCCTCCAACCTGATATTTCAACTTCAATCTCATTCATTACGTCATCACTTTCTTAGTGCTGCTCTCTCTTTTAGTGGTCAAGAACAGGGTTTCTTTTTCTTTTGGAATTTAAGCAGAGCTTCCCGACAAGCATGTCTCTCAATCCTTCTCCATCCTGTATGACCACTCAGCAATTAAATTCGGAAGTAACATTAAATGCTACACCAAGAAGTGGGATGGAGTATGCAAAGTTGACTCTCATGCGTTAGCTCAGACCGGCAGGAACAAAGAATTCCTGAATACTCTTTAAGAAATCATGAACGAAAATCCCCAAAACGAACCTCCCAGAAAGAAAAAGGCAATAAAAACAGGATATGATGTCTACGGACCCGATGACAAAAAACTTAATGAATTCATGTGGGACTTCTGATCAAAGTCTAATGTCGTTTACGGAATCATTAAGAGACATCTTGCTTCCAAGCTTAGACCACATAATGCTGTAGTAGCCTTTTTCACCGTTTAAACTCTTATGTTCCTCACCCCTTTCATAACCCAGATTGACCCTCTCGCACTTCAATACCAATCCCCAGAAGCATGGGTCAAGGACAAGGACTGGACTATAGAGAAGAAAGACAAATACCTTAAGAACATTGCTCGTCAGCTATCATCCAATCGACTTTCCGATTTTAAAGGGTCTTTCAAAATCATGGTGAAAAACGGCGAAGCTTATCATGCTTCTAACCCTCATCTGGACTCATCTCGCCCAAGAAATCTTTTCAATCCATCCACCAACTTTTGCGGTCTTCTTACCTACCTTCAGTCATACATCATCAACGACTTAAAGTAAGTCATGCCCGGATTCAGTCATGGAGATACTAGCGACAGCCTCAAATGAAGAATTGACACGATCTTCGGAAACAGAAACCGAAACGATTATTTCGCTGTCTCTTTGGACGGATCAGCTTTTGATTCTAATTAACACAGTGAACTGATCCAAGCTGTCGATTAACAGTTCTACAGACTTTATCGCC